CCAAAGCAATTTTCCTATACCCTTAAAAACTCCCCCAATTGCGGAAAGGAGGAGGCCGGGGAGAAGTGCAGCCATTGTGAATACGGCGACGCCTAGCTGCTGTTTCCATGGTAGCTTCTTAAATTCCTTCCAGATTCGTTTAGCAATCATTGTAATCAACTTCACCACTTGTGGTATCACAACATCCGCCGTCATATTTAAAAAGTGTTTTATCTTACCACCCATCTGACTGGCACCGCTGCCACCAAATAAACTAGTCGTAAAATTAGTAAATGCCTTCTTCAGGTTTTTAAGCATCTTATTGAATGCCTTTGTCTGTTCCGCCTGGGTCGAGGCCCCAAAGAATGCTTTAAATGACTTATAGGCGGCATTTATTGGGGCGACTGTTGACTTTATAGCATTCGACAGCATTTGAAACAACTTGGGCATCTTAGAGATGGTATTATCAGTCCCCTCAAACATCTCTCGTATAAAATCAAAATCCAGCAGCGTGTCTCCAAGCTCCCTGCCTATTTCGTAGACCTCGACAAGCGCTGTTCTAAACGATGCTGATGCGCCTGTGATCCTGCCAAAAAGGAACAGCGACTGGCTTATGCCCTCTATAAATGACTCAAAGAAACCCTTGCCATCCAACATCATGTCGCTCATCTTGACAACGACATTCTCGATCTCCTTGGCGACGTCCTGCATTGCCTTGACCATCTGCTGCTGTGGATCTGTCTCGGCCATCTTGGCTGCCAGCTCCTCCTGAGACATGTACTGTGATTCCTGTGAGAATGCCAGTCGAGCTGCCTCCTCTGAGAGGCCCGATGACTGTGCTAGCAGGGCGAGCTCATGCCTGCTCAGGGTCTCTGCTGACTTGCCGGCGCGGAACATGGCCTCCCGCATCTGATCCAACTGGTCTGCGGGGCTGGCAGCATTCAGCATCTTCATCGTGTCTATCTGCGTTCCGAACGCCTGGCTGAGCTTGGAGACATTCTCAGCTGCCTTGTCGAACGTGAAGAAGGCGTCGGAGATCCCGGCAAGATCCTTGATCGATATGCCAAGCTGTGTAGCCTTTGACATCGCTGACTCCATCTCAGCACGGTTGGCATTGCCGAATGCCTTGACATTCCTGATCATCTGACTGAAGCCTTTGTGGGCCTGCTTGGCTGATATACCTAGTGTGGCCGATAGGCGATGCGAGCGAAGGGTGACGTCCTTCACGGCTGAGACGCCGTCCTCGCCCATCGCGCGGAACGTGTTATTTAGCTGACCGATCTCCTCTCCTGAATAGCCGGCAGCCATAGCTAGCTTGCCCATCTCAATCCTGTTATCCTGTGACATCCTAGCAAAGCCTGCCAGCTGTCCAGGATCCATGGCGCCATAGAGTTCACCCATCTTATTTATCAGGTTTATGGCCGCATCGTAGCCGAAACCTGCTGAGACGCCCATCTTCGAAAATGCTCGACCCATGGCCTGGGCATCCTTTATCACCATCTTGCCTGGGCCTTTTGTCAGGCTGCCAAACTTCTTACGAACATTCTCCTGGGCCTCCTGGACACGCTCTAGTTGCTTGATGACCTCGTGCATTTTATCTATGTAATGCTTATAGAAACTCTTTAATACCCCAATAGATGCCAGGATGGCACTCATAATCCCGCCAAAGACCCCGCGAATACCAGCACCAAACTTCCTAAACCCAGCTTTGGCTTTTCGGACTGCCTTTTCCATCTTGCCGATCTCTTTTGTCGTATCCTCAGTTGCCTTCTCGGCCTCCTTGATCGCTTCGGCCGCTTCTTTGCCAGAATTTCTCAGGTTTTCAAATGCGTCTGTGTCGGCGCACTCCAACGCGGAGCACATATCACGCTGTAATGCCACCTGACGAGTCAGGTCATTATTCATGCTCTTCATAAGCGCCTGGCGCTCCTTGAGCAGCTTATTAATAGCCTGTGTTGTCTTGAGATTCTCTGCCACGTGTCAGTCCATCTAAGTTATAGTGGCCAGGGAGATCCGACATGCTGAAGGAACTCGGCGGCCGCTGCATTCTTCCTGTCGACAGATTTCATAACGTTCTCAAGGCCCTGATTTTCAGAGGCCAGCATATCATTCAGGTCGCTTGTTGCAGCCATCACACGAGCAGTCGCCATGACCTGCTGTCGCGTTCCGCCCAAATCAACAATTGGCGCTGATTGGTGTCCCACCACGCTGGCCGCAGCTAGCGCAGGAAACATCCTAGACATAATTGAGTAGTCATCATGCATTGCTGCCACACTCACTATTACCTTATAAATATTGCCATCAGGTGAATCTCCGCATTCTAGCAGGAGTTTCTGCCCTGTGTTTTCCAGAAAGCATGTTAGCTGTTGGATTATTGTCGTGAATAGCCTTGGACGCCGTCTTCGACGAGCGCTCAAATTCCTGGTTAATTCGCCTGATAAACCATATCCTATAACTAATAGGCATAGTATAACACTCGGTGTACGTGAAGCCACCGTAGTACATAAGTATGAATGTGTGCTCTAGGAATATCTCCTTATCGCTAGGCGTCAGGCCAAAAAAACGAGGCTCCGATTGGGAGCTGTACCTCCGCCGACTCTGAGCAGTGCTGGCAGTCCATCCAACTCTTCATCTCAATTCCAGGCTCAATCTTATCCATCTTACGTCGAAGGGCTAATGAGTCTCTAGCAGGCATGTGTCGGATGAAGTGATTAATAGAACTGCGCTCGGTCTTTCCATCCACAGTCAACAGGGTATACTGAAGCTTGTTCGTCACAAGATTATCGCCCATAATACCGCCCTTTTTACGTCGCTCAGAAGCAATCATTATCTCCTGTTCGTCACGTCCTGTCAGAAACTTAAATGTGACACGCTTTTTGGTCATGGGAAGTGTAAACTCAAAAGCATTCATTCCAGGTTCTATTGGGTCATCACCAAGAGAGGTAATGGGTAACTCTGCAAGGTTAAACTCATGTGAATCCTTTGTGGAGCATGAAGGACACTCGACCTCCGTATTATACTCGACGCCATAGCCCGTAATTCGAATTGCAACCATTAATGCATTCCTATCACCGGACAGCAGCGTATTAGGATCAATTCGCTTATCAACCAGGCATGACCTAATCAATTCCGTAATGACAGTCCCCTTCTTAATAAATGCCTTCGAGGTGAGAATATCCTCCTCCCGTGCAGTCATTGCCTTAATATCAACAGTATCACATGCGTGAAGCGGGTGATCAACTGCATACGCCATTCCTCGACTTGGAAGCGGAACTGTCTCTACGGGTATCTCAAAATCCAGTTCCTGTGTCTGTACACCTGGGGTGCCTCGTAACGACTCTTCAGGTCCTGGTGAGTTAAATACTTCGTTCCTTCTGTTAGACATATAAAATAGTTCTCCTAGGGATGCTCATGTAAATTGTACGATACCAGGCAGCGGTGTAAATGAAATTTTATTTAAAATCTGCGCCTTTTTAACTAACATTAATATAATAATGGCGCATGTAGGGCCCGGTATCGACCAATATTAATTATTACAAAAATAAAAACCCCGCCTGCAGGCGGGGTCCTTAAAAAGTTAGTATAATTAATCTTAGAACTGAAGCACGCAGTTATCGAAGCGCATTGTGAGAGCAATCTCAGTGGCGTCGCTGGCACTATAATCCAACTCGTTGAAATTAGCCTCTGTTAACCATGCACCCTTCATATCCCAGAGTTCAACAACTGTACCGACAGGATCTAAGAGCTTAATCTGGCAATCACGCTTGTAAAAATCAGCGTAGCCGGCACGGCCTGAGACTGACTCGAAGTGAAGCCTGACCCACTCCATTACCTGCTGCGCACCTGAGGGGGCAATCGGATCATAAAGCGTTACTGATACCGTCCCAAATGTAGTGCGACCGGCAAGGTAGCGTGTGTGGTTAATAAATGGAAGCGTCACTTCCTCGGTACTGATGGTAGGCCGAGCGGCTGATTTTATCAGAAAAGCGTCAACGCCCTCTATCTGAAATACCCATCTAAACTTCCTTTTAGGCTCAAACTTATTAGGAAGCATCTCTGTGACTGATAGTGTCTCGGCCATTGCTAATTTCCTCCGCTAAAGATATATATGCTCGTTGTTGAAAAATGCATTCTCAATTATTCCTCGGCGCCAGCATTTGTGACAACAAAGTCGAGTGAGACGAATTCCACAGAGCGTGTCGGCTGTAGGAATATCTTACCTCGGATCGTGTTATTCTCAACGTCGGCCTGGGTAGTAGTGGTTGTGTCAATTATCACCTTGTACCTGTCAACGCCCTGTTGCTGCTGAATCCTCTGAAGGACCGGCTGGACTGCAGCCGAGAATGCAGCGAGGGTCGCCTCGCGGTTTGGTTCGAAGAGGAACCTATTGGCAATATTTCTGACCTGACGTCGAACGTCTATGAGAAGACGCCTGACGTTAATTCTATCTAGTGCAGACTGTGCCTGCTGGAGTGTCTTCTGACCGAAGACCACGACACCATTTCGACCTGGGAAAGTCCTGATTGGGTTGATATCAGTCTCGTAGAGGCGGTCCTGATTGTCCTGGTTGATTCGAAGAGCCACATCATCAGTGGAAGCAAGGGCACCGCGTGCAAAGCCCGCTGGGGCGAACCAGGGATGTGCCAGCTTGTCATTAAGTGAGAAGGCACCCAATACAGCGACTGACGGTGGAACATTAACCAGCGTATTGACTGTTGAGTCCAGGACAATAACGTCGGGGAAGTATGCCGCGGCAAACGATGTGTCGAGTGCGCGATTACCAAAAGCAGTCGCCGTATTCTGGACATGTGGCACCTGTGCTGATGATGTCACCACCATATTCAACGTATCACGCTCTTCGATATCCATGATGTAAAGTGCATCAAACCTATTTTCAACAGTGTTAATGGCCTCGTCTGTGACTGCCGAGTGCCTAATTCCTGGTATTGCCAAGAGCTGTAGGTCGACGTCACTAGTACGACCCATAATATCCAAGGCCTTAAGATATGCAGCGACTGTCGAGGATGACTTCTGCGATTCGTTCACGTCATCCATCTCCCGGCGGACAGCAGTGTTATTCATCTCCACCTTGTCCTTGTTAAACATGTTCAGGCCATTAAATCCGCCCTCGACAAAGAAGCTGAACTTAAGGAACCTACTCATTGCAGGAACGAAGTCGTCGGTGAAACTCAGTGCTCGACTCTTTCCAGCAGCGCTTGGTGAGATTGTACCATTCCTGACATACTGCCAGGACAGTGCCGTTGAAATATCCACTTTGCCGTCGGAGCCTGTCAGGATCTTAAGGTTTAATAGACTAAACTTATTATTGTTGAATAGGTCTGAATCCAAAATACCACCATTTAGGCGCGCCTCACCGGCATTTGAGCCTGTCGAAACATTGAGCGCATCCAGCCTAAAGTTGGGGAAGAAAGATGTCATAGAGGCCAGTGTCGGATTTGGCAGCTGGCTTATATTTGGACCAGCAAGCGTCGTCTCCCGCTCGAACTGGATACCCCAGTACAAGTTGGCATTAAATCGGGAATTAATGGTACCACTTTGGTTTGCAACTAGATGCTGCCTGAATGGTATTGGTGGTTCATTCATTCTTCCCATAGGAGAGCCTGCAAGGTCGGCTGGGAGGCCTGTGTATACGGCCGCTTCGTGTGAGGCAGGAGCAAGACAGTTTGTTCCCGATAGAAGCAGGTGATCAGGACCCCTGAATCCTACTGGAAGGGAATCGTCTGACGTATCGCCTGCGGCTAGCTCGATAGAGCGCTCAACTCGAATATAATTGGAGACATTCGGATAGCTTCCCTCGACCACAATTCTCTGCTCATCATCGACCTTGTCAAAATCGAAGTATGTCGTCATGTCTCCAACTCTTGCAGAGATATAATTGGGAGATGAAGGATCCAATGAAAGACCTGAGAATGTCTCTAGTTCAACTGGGTCATCATCTGTATCGTAAAAGTCCCTTACCACCAGGTCGAATGTACCGAATAAATCAGTGGCTGATGTCGACTTTTTAATGTTCCTTATTGACAACTTATAACTATCATTAGCACCCTGCATTGTTGGGGCCTTAGAATTACCTGTGGAACGTAGCTGGCCGTCGTCAAGAGCATGAAGTCTAAATAGGTTGACATTTGCCTGACTGGTTAGCCATGGTGACTTGGATGTAGTAAATCGATTCTCAAACCCCTTGTACTCAGGCCGGGTCGCGGCACCGGTTGTCATATCCGCCGAACCGGTTGCTAGGAAAACAATATCCTCTAGCCTCTTTCCATTAGAATCATGGTATGCTGCAGCGGCTAGGAGATTCGATCCTGTCGGAACGCAAAAAGCCTCTTCCAGATCATAGTGAGCATAAAGCAGATGACCTGCCTCCTCTATCTTGGTTGCATCCTTATTGAACACCTTGGAAAAATATTCTGGTGATGTTGGGTTGAGTGATGCCGTTATCACGTTTGGATACGCAGCGGTCGACTTATGCCCGTTTAAAAGCATGACAAATGATGATGATCCTGACGCTATATTAAGGGAGCCAGTCATTGCTCCTCTAGGCCCTGTAGAAGAAGCCGCTGTTGAATCATCCGTAGGTGTATTATTATCAGTAGTCGTACCTGATAGCATTAATACAACCTGATCAGGTGCCATTAGCACACCACGAAGAGTGACTGTCTGCGCATTAAGGCCTGCATCGGTAAAAATTGTGGAATTAGCTGCCTGTGCCATTGCTGCTGCAAGAAAATGCACATTTCCAGGTTGGTTTCCAGCAACAGCATATGGATTAGGACCAATCAGTCCATTAGCCTGTACCTGCTCGGCACCGACAGTAAATCCTGCATTTGTAACCTTTCCTGTTGACGTGGATCGCTTCTTGCCATCGCCGGCACCCAGGATACGAAGGTAGGAACCAGCAGTGGCATTTCTCATCCACTCGGTCACCGCTAGCGGCCCAAATTTCTTACCATCAGTGTCACCAAACTTGGCGACAAAATCCTGGCGGGTGCCAAATGTAACAGGCACAAATGCGAGCCCCCTGTCAGCGGTTCCTATCACTCCGGCGGGGACACCGAATGCTGTAGCATTCGTAGGTCCGCTAAGGTCAATTTCACGCGTTGTGACGCCTGGGCTTGTTAATGTTCTTTCGGCCATGTTGTTAACTCCTAAAATTCATCGAATAAATATTAGCTTATTCAAAGCTTACGCCAGAATTTGTGATGATAAAGTCAATTGCGATAAATTCAATCGCCCTAGTCGGTACCACAACAATTCTACCGTTCAGCTTATTCTGCTCGACATCAGCTGCGGTATTATTAGTATTATCCATCACGACCTTAAAGCTCTCGATGCCAGCCTGTGCCTGAATTAATGCAAGCTGTGGGACTGACTGAGCAATAAATGATGCTCTGGTCGCTGAGGTATTTGGCTCAAAGAGGATACCCTCGGCAATATTGACGATTATCCTCTTTATCTCCAGCATTAGCCTCCTGACATTCACTCTGTCCAGTGATGACTGGGCATATTGAAGGGTCTTCTGTCCGAATATTACGAATCCCTGTCGTGGGAATGTGGCAATCGGATTAATCCTCGCATCGTACAGGTCGTCCCTGTCACCCTTTGTCAGTCGGACATCGACATTCTTGACGAAATCCAGAGCTCCCCTGTTAAAACCAGCGGGGGCGAACCATGGATAGCCAACCTTATCATTATACCCTAGAGCTCCAAGAGCAGCAACACTGGGAGGTGTCCTCACGTGCTGACCAGACGGTGTATCAATAATGACATCTGGAAAGTACACAGCAGAGTAGTTATTGTCGATTGCCCGACTCTCGAACTGCTCCTTTGTCTTTCGAACGCTGGGGCGAACAATTCGATCGTTGAACAGCCTATTGCCATCATCATCGTAATTCTCTATGTCCATTAGGAAGACAGCCATGGAGTAGTCCTTTGTCTTCTTTGCAGCGTGATCTGTAACTAGTGGCTCCCTAATGCCAGGTATCGACAGGATATTAATATTAGAGGCGAACGGATCCGTCAAGATATCAGCTGCTGTCTTATAAGCGGAGATAGCAGAGTTATTCTTTCCAACGCCGGCCATGTTAGCTGACAGGCCTGGTGATGTGAAAGCCGACGAAGCACCTCCGCCAGCTGATGTGGAAGAAGCCTTATCATTCATTCGACCGGCATTCTTATCCAGAATATTAAGGCCATCCCAACCACCTGCCATAAACATTGAGAACTTATTAAAATTAGAGAACCTATTAAATGTTAGAGCGCCAGAAGCCAAGAGGCTTCCCATCCCCAGCCTGGTATCACGTGATACGGCATCGGAAAGCGTGTACAATGCCGAGTCGCTCCCAGATGCAGCAGGATTGACAACCCCATTTCGTAGGTATGCAACCTCCTTCATCATATCAGAGACAGTGGACGTATTTACCTGACTCCACTGCGATGCACTCGGGCTTAGTGCAACTCGGGCCAATGTAAACTTGTTATTATTAAACGAATCCCGATTACTTCCTGACACCAAAACGCCCTGCTTGGCCATACCAAGGAACTTGGCGAAGGCCGGAATGCATGCATTAGCTGTCTGTATCGGGTTGGCATCATAGGGGGAGGTATTCCTCTCAAATTTAACGCCCCAGTAAAACCTAGCGTCTGTAATCTCCTGATCACCCTTTTCCCCGACATATGTGGGTGCCTTATTAAGCTCACCGCGTGTTGCCTTAAACCTCAATGGCACTGGTGGAAGAATTGAAGATGAAAGTGGGGATGTGGCCCCTATAGACCCCGTAATAAGAGCGTCCCCTAGTCCACCTTTGGGGTCCGGCATAAAATCGTTATTACTTGGAGATGTTCGTGAAAGGGCATATCCCCTAAACCCGAATGGAAGTGCGTCCTTAGGAATTCGTCCATTCTTCAAGTCATCGCTCTCTACTACTCTAATCATCGTTGACACATTAGGGAATTTACCTGTTATAACCAGGCGACGCTCTTCTGTCTGCTCAGCAAGGAAGTTAAATGATGCCTTCTTTGTGCCAATAACCTTGGCGATGTAATTTGAAGCCTGTGGGTCTAATGATAGGTTAGGATATTCCTCTAAGGCTTCAGGATTTAAATCTGTGTCACTGAATTTTCGAACCTGTAGCGTGAATGATCCAAATTCGCTGTTTGGATTAGTAGACGCGCGAATGTTACTAATGGATATCTTAATATCTGTGTTGGCATAAGCACCGTCAGAAATAGCCTCTACACTAAACAGATCGTACTCTTTGGTTCCAAAAGGCTGTGATATAACAGATGGAGTAATTGGTGTTGTATATGCTGCATTAAATCGACCATAAGCATTAAGAAATGGTACGGCGTGTGAATTCGTCCTTGATGATCCTGATAGAATACCGACTGCGTCGGCTGCTGTGGTAACAGCTGCTAGCTGAGCATCAACATTAAATGATGCGTATAGATAGTGCTTAAATGTGTTAAACTGCTCAGGGTCTGTATTCAGAACCTTGGAAATGAAGTTATCATTGTCAGGATCCAATGATGCCGTGTAAATTTTAATTCCGGGGGCGCCATCATCGTTTGCAAAAACGCTACCGGCGGAGGATGAGACAATTATCTTAAAACATGTTGCCATTTGACCAGCTGCCGCAGCACCCACAGTTGCCGTGTCGTTAGCAACAACAGCAGGACTGTAGGTTTGGTTATGATCTATAATCATAATTCTAGATCCGGCGGAAGGTGCTATCATTCCTCTGACTATTTGAGCGCCGGCACCTTCCGAGGCGTTATTAAAACTATCATTATCCGAAAACATTGGCATGCCAATTGTCTCAGATGCAGAAATATAATGGTTCGCAACAAGGAACTGCATTGCGCCTGTATGACCTGAGTCGTCAGGAACGCTTACAGGCTTCAGAAAAAATCCTGCACCAGGAAGATTTCCCTTGGTTCTTTCATTCTCAATATCAGCGGATGAAGTAACTACACCAGCGCCTAGCGTCCTGACATACGTTACCGCATTTCGATTCTTTAAAAACTCAGTAACAGCATAGGGACCAAACTTCTTGGAATCTAAGTTTCCAAACCTCGTCTTAAAGTCCGCAAGCGACCCGATAGAAATCGGAACGAATGCGGGACCCTTCTCGGCAGTGCCTGCTATTCCAGCAGGTGTGCCAAGTGGTGCCTTCTGTCTCTGAGACAAATCAATCTCAGTGTCAAAAAATCCTGGCGATCTAAATGTTCTCTCGGCCATTTCGGTCTCCCAATTAACATGCTTAAGCAATCTTTTATAATTATGAGTTTAGATGTCTAAAAACCTATTCAAGGACTGAAATCGTCTATTTTCCTAACTATGCGACTTCTGGCCACCGTTTCGCCTTGCCTCTGGTTCCTAGTCACGATCTTCACTTCACGCTGCTCAGTGTCATCACTAAATGGATCAGAAAGTGTCTCGACAACGCTCTCTACGATCTGACTGTTGGAGTCTATGAGGTCACCCTTATTATCTAGTACCTCCACATCACTCAGGATAAACTTATTAATATCGCCGCTGCCAACGTCAGATGTAAGAGCTCCAGGAACAGTTATCTGCCCATTGATACTAAACACGCCAAAATTTATCTGAGGTGCTGATAGCTTGTACCTAAACGGAGACTGCTGTCCTGGATTCTGGTTAGCAATAAAATATGAGTAGACGTGAACATTAAATGTATGACGGATTATTCTCTCGTCGCTAGTAAAGTCATCAAAATTATTATCAGGCTCGAAACTATCACCTAGATGAACAACAAACCAGTAACCTTTATCAGTGGTAACCTTAAAATTCTTACCTTGGGTCTCAACTGAGTTTACTGTATTCTCCAGCATTTGATTCATATGTGATGTGTACTGCGTCCAGTATGTTATCTCATAGTTGGCCTTGTAAAACTTTGGAAATGGTATTGTTATAGTCTCAAAAATATTATTTCCTAAGTTGGGGCTGAGTAGCCTCCCCTTGTCAAAGTCATACCTCTCTGAAAATGTTTGCTGTAATTTTCTTCTTGATGCCACTGTATTTGGATCAGAGCCTGTCTCATTAGGCGCATCTATAAAATTCTTTCTAGATGCTACATTCTTCTGATTTATCAGTTTTGCCCTGTTTATAACCTGCTGGTACTTGGGATCACGTGAACTCAATTTTCTCTTAATTGACAGCGGACCTGTTGCCCCAGGGAGTCCGTACTCGCTAGAAGGCACCAACTCAATGCCTGTCCTCCTCACTGAAATTAATGGCAGGATCAATGTATTGTTCTTGTCCCTAATCGGAATTTTTCTCTTGACTAGTGCAAATCTCTCACCAGTGGCAAATATAACAGGAACCTTTGTTGCATTCTCCTGTTGTCCCACAAATAATGGGTGTGCCATCTGTGTGTCAAACAAATCAAACACTGCCTTGTCAACATCCTCCACGCTACATGCTGGTATAGAGAAATCCTCAGGAATATTATCACCCTCATATCCAGATGAAATTCTATTAATAGACTCTTGGCGTATATTCTGTCTGGCCATAATTTATCTCCTAGGACTCATCATAAAATGCAGATGTACCATCATTATCAGCACCCTTTGGTGAAACCTCACCCGGGGCAGGACGCGGGGGCAGCTCTACCTTACCCTGTTCAATAAGAGCGCGCTTGTCACCGGTAGGACCTTCGGCATTCTCGGCAAATCCGCGCTGCTGAATAAATGTCTTTTGCGTCGCGTCGGGATCGGAGTAGGATTCGTCTGTCGGTCCAAACAGCTTGGAGGTGAACTGGCTCTTCCTGGCCTCCTTACCTACTAATTTAACCCCAGCAGTATACTCAGCCTGCCCATAAATGTTGTCCAATATAATGACCTGAATGACTTCAAAGAAAAGAGTTCCATAACTAAAGAAATCGCCAATATAAAGCTGTATTCCCTTGTCAATCATGTCACGATTCTGGACAAATGCTGAAATATTGTAGAACTCGTCAGTACCAAACCGGTTGGTGGTTACCTCCGTCTCCTGGTACTCGACAAGACAGTTTATCTCAATAGGATTATCGAAGACCTTCTCTGGTGACTCTCGATATATCTCGTGAATTTTTGTCTTGGTATCACTAATAGGATAGTAATAGATCTTTTGACCTATAACATCCTTGACGATCTCTTTAGTGACATCGCTGATGTAATCAATCTCCCGAGGAGTTATAAAAAGACGAGCCATCAGACTATCCCATGGTTATGGCTTCGCCATTAGGCACCGGAATTGTCTTGAGCTGCTTCATTATATTCTCAGACGTCACCGCCTGAATCTCAAGTAATTTATCATATGTCATGGATTCAAGCATCTCATTTATCTGAGTTCGTAATTTCTCCTGATCCTCTCTGCCCTGCGTTACGAGATCAGTACCATTAAGTGTAAGCTCTCGGCCTGGGATTGGAATATTCCCAAACTTTGACCTGATTAAACCAAGCAGTTCCTTACAAAGTGCCAACGTAAACTGCCGAGCCCACTGGCGACCGACGCTATTGACCCTATCATATTGTAAATTTCCATATGGAATATTCGACAAATTAGAGACACCGTAAATAGTATCATCAGTATATGGAGGATTTAATGGATCCTGCGCATTGACAACAACCCTAATCCATAAGTAACGAACGCTAGGTCCATTTGGAGGTGTTACTGGAGCTGGAAAGATTCTTATCTTCGTTCCTTGTAGCCTGTAGCTATAATTTGACCTTCTTACTCGCTGCGATACATCCATCTGCCCAGCCCGAAGTATATCCTCAAAAACAGGTAATACATAGAAAATACTTTCCGGGGTAAATGACTCAAAAGAGAATTCATTATTTAGATAGTTGATAGCTGACGTTGAATCAAAAAATCTATAAGCAGCTGACGGAGAGAAGTGATAAACTTCCTGCACTTTCATCTTTGTCCTTCGACCAGCAGTCTGGGTGCTTACTACAGTTGTAGCACCTCCCGGCTCTGTCATTAGGTCATCATAAATATCATAATCCTGTTGTCCATCAATGAGCTTAATGGAGCCTGACGTTGGGTTCTGTGCTCCACCCACACCACCTTCGGTTGAGTATGGTTCTGCCTGGCGCCTTAAAAATTCCAGTGTCTTTCGTGGATATTTCTGTTCAGAGCCTGAAAGCAAGGAGCCGGAAGGTGTGCCCAAAAAATCTAGCATTTGGGACTTTGCCTGGTACTGATTAATAAGGGAGCCGTACTCCAGGAATGACTCCTCGAAACAGGCCCAAATCTGTTTCTTAGTCAGTTCAACGCTTAAAATATCATCACCAAGCTTACGCTTTACAAATGTGACAATATTGTCTGCCTCTGACTGAAAATCCGACTCCTGGTCAAAAAAACCAAAGGGAGTCGGATTCAAAGTGTTTGCAAATGTTGCCATTATCGAGCTCCTATTCTACATGATAAATATGCGAAAAGAAGCTTTCGTCAGGTTAACTCTTTAAACCTCCCAGCAAGACCATCGCTACGAGACCTGGAAGGCCGTTGCGAACATATATTCCTGAGAATAGCGCGCCGGATCTAGCTCCAACATATGCGACAGCTGACTCCATGTGATTGGAAATAGTGGGATCTGACGCCATTTCCTCAGTGACACATAAAAGCAGAGATCCAACTGATATCTGACCACCAGGAGACGGACACGGCGAATTTTTTACACACTCCTGATATATACGACTGCCTAGGCCGGTAACTGACGGCTCTGGCACAACAGTGGTACCG